TAGTCGCAATCTTCGCAAATTGCAAAGCGCTCTTTAGGAGTGTTTGCTTCCATTGTTAGTCAATGAACTCATCACCAATTGGAACGTATTTTGTTTTGCGGAGACGACCATCAGGGATTTCAATATCCACCCATGAAAGTGTTTCTTCTTTCCAGATGTAAGCATGACCTTCGGCAGCATCGGTTGGCTTATCTATCGGGGCAATCCATGCACCATTATTTCTGCTCCACGAATCAAAAGGTTTTGGTGGATAAAAGAACCCATCAACATAATCCCCGCCAATTATTGCAGGATTTTCATCTGTGTATTCAAGTAGTGTTGCTGTCTGAAGGTTTGCCCACTCATCATCGGCAACAACAACATTGACGACAATGTTATTTTCAATTACGGCGTAGTTTTTCATAAGTATCACGGTACAAACTTATATCGTACGATTACAACACCAGCAGCGCCGGCAGCGCCAGTACCACAGTTTGTGTGACCGCCACCACCGCCACCACCAGCAACTTCTCCAGCCTGACTGCAAGGACAGCCACCTTCATAAGACGAGGATGCTCTAATGGAGGAATACTTTCTGGTAGTTCCATCTTGGTACGTGTTATCTCTGCCCGATTGCGCTCCAGCGCCACACGAACAAGCACCGTTTCCGTTGTAGCCGGTTGTAGTAACAGTTCCTGTTCCAAGCGCACCAGAAACTGAAGCAGAACCTCCAGCGCCACCACCACCACAACAAAATTCGCAACCTCCACCACCCGCACCACCGTTGGCTGTGATAAGTGATGTTGATACGCCGAATGTTGTTGCACCTGCGGAGCCGCCATAACTGGAACCAGCAGCACCAATGGTTACCTGGTAGGTGCCAGGAGTGAGCAGCATTGTTGTTGTAGCAAGACCGCCAGCACCGCCACCGCCGTCACCATAGCTACGACCAAGCTGTGTACCACCGCCACCACCGCCACCACCAACGGCCAAGATGTCGAAAGCTGGCTCGGTTCCAAGCGAAGTAACAGTGAACGTTCCACTAGAAGTAAACAAATGCGACCTGTACTGAATACCGCCAGCCGTATAGTTGGTTAACGTGTTGCCACCAGAAGCAACGTTGAAAGTTGGACCACCACCGCTCCAGTAAGCAGCAGCTGCCCCGGTGCTTGCACGATTGCTGTGTGGACGCAGAGGACCACCACCAACCGAAGTGCCACCCGCCATCTGTCGTTTGAAGTTAGCCATGTGGCTAGCCTTACGCTATTACGTTGACGTAACCGAAAATGTTGATTGAGCTAGTAGTTGCAGCAAAAGCACGAACAACCAAAGCAGTCGCATTGCCTTTGATAATAAGACCAGGAACAATCAAGTACAGACCGTTCTCTGCTTTAACTGTGTACTCAATAATGTCTCCACCTGCAGTTGCTCCACCCCACTCAATGGTGAGCTTGCGGTCTGTGGTGTCGTAGTTCTGTGCGTAAATCCAAATTTCGTGCAGGTGTGCCGTGTTTGTAGGGCCTGTGTGAATAAGTTTTCCTGGGGTTGCGTCATCATCAATGTGAATACCGCGCCCATCGGTTGAACCGCTGAGGATTGATTTGCTGAATGCTGCCATGATTCTCCTAGATTATCACTAACTAAAAATTGCCATTGATAGTACGAACTGATCGTCTTCTTTTGAAGCCATAACATACTCAGTTGTGGCAACCTGTGTTGAGTTGGTGCTCACCGCAGCAGTGGGTGCAGTAGGAGTACCAGTCAAAGCTGGACTTGCAAGAGTGGCATAAGCAGCAGACCAGGCAACACCGTTGGTCGCCGTAGAGTCGGCAGCAAGAACGGTGCCGTTCGCTCCAACAGCTAAACGATTAAGGGCAGATCCGTCGGTGGCAAGAGTATCGCCCTTAGTTGTGAGGGTAGAAACAATCTTGTTCGCTTGATCAGCATCAGTTGCTGTGAACACCGGGTAGCAAGTTGCACCAGCGGTATGCGATGCTGCGGTTGTGCCATCGACACCACGAGTGATTGAGGACAAAGCACCAGAAGAACGCGCTCCAACAAGAATCTTTTCTTCGGTTGAAAGGCCCGGATCGATAACCATGTGGAACGAACCGTTTGCAGTATCAGGCCATGCAGTGACAGTGCCTGTCAAATCCAATGAGCTGACAGCCGAGTTAATAGAGCTAGTAAGGGTGCATGCGGCAGAAGCACCTGCGTATGACCTTCTACTTGCGTATGCCATTTATTCTCCTAGTCCTGTACTGATCTCATTGTAACAGTACAAGTTCCTTCAAGGTTCCAGTTCTGTTCGTAACCGTCAACAACCTGAAATTCCAGATCCTCAACGACCACGGAAAACGTCTCCGTATTCTCCTGATAATTTACCACACGAGGATTTGTGACCAAGTCCCTGAGTCTGGTCATCTCGTCGTCAACATCAAAGAAGTACTCGATTCCCTTGATCACTTGCTTGCGGTGCATAAGAAGTGGGACCCGGAACACCTGGCTTCGGGCCGGAGAAGCGTAAGCCCTGGCCATCCACCTGGTTACCGTTGGGGCTGTGGTTGTAGATCCCCTATCAAGTTCTAGTCTGAACTGAGCTTCAATAAACTTGGCCTGTGGTCCGGTAGCAACTGACTCCGTTGCGAGTGAAGTGGTGTGCGCAGTTAACGCCGTGAAGGTGCCGCCATCAGCAGAGACGTAAGGGGTAACCGTTCCATAAAGCGGGGCAGTTCGGGTGTCGAACTTGGCAACGAACTTGCGGTCGGGGATTCCCCACCTGTAAGTTCCGGTGTCTAGGTACCCAGTCTCTACGAAGTTCGTGCTTTCTGCATATACGCCCTGACCAGATATTGAGAACAATCTTTTAGATCCGAAGGTGACGACAGAGTTAACCGTTCCAGCTACGGGTGCCATCAAGTCCGAAGCGTATGCCGGGAGGTTCGGTGACACGAATGTGGACAGATCCATTCTTCCGAGACCAGAAGAACCGGCTGCAAAGTTTGACCAAGTAAACCAAACGAAGTTTGACTCAGCTGTAAATTGGTTTACGCTTCCACCAGTAGGAATGAACGGACCGACAGTGAGGTCTCCGTTGTTGTCTGCCGTTGCATAGCGGACACCCTTGTTTGTCCCAATAAGAACGCCGTTCAGGTAACTGCCAAGATGCGTAGGGATCTCTCCGTTTGGCAAATCGAGAGCAACCACCGGGGTCTGCAGAACTCCAGCAGTAGAAATGGTCAGCTTGTAGATCGCACCCCTATCACCAATAAAGCCAGCAATATAGATTGCGTTAGGGCCAGAGGCAGAGCCAATCCACTGCCAGCCAAGTATCGGATGCTCATAGTCGTCGGATCCTACGTTCCCCACTGGGCTGTAGTAAAGATCATTTCCGTTTGTGCCAAACCCGGTAACAATAAAATATCCCTTAACAAAGTCTACGTAACCAAACTCATGTCCGTAAGCAACGTTTGATGCTACGTCTGCAGATGAGTACTTCCACAGGCCATATGCGCTGGTTGTTCCAGCATAGGTTAGGTAAACATTTTTGCCATCGCTTGTTATATCGCGAGGGGTCAGACCGGTTGGCAAACCAGCAGTGGCCGTAGTCCAAGTTGGAGTAGCAGCAAATGGATTTGTCGAGTACTTTAAAGTTTGGCCATCCACAACATAGACACGGGTGTCCGTGACAGCCATCGGCAAGTTTGTATTAGCTGAATCATGGGACTCTGCCACTCCCTTGAGTAGTGTTAGCTGACCCTTGGTCCAAGGGTCTACGCCTTGACTAGTGTAGAACCGGTAGTCCTGTGCATCAGCGGTATCTGCATACTTCTGTCCGGCACCAAGATGCCAAGAGCTTTCACCTCTACGCCACAAACCTTGTGGGTTGATAGCTGCTTCGCCAGGGGTGGTTGATTGGTCAACAGAGTCACGCACACGTGGTTCAAATCCACGAGTAAACGTATTAGCCTTCTGGTCAACCATATACTCGCGACCATTGATGGCGATAGGGAAGATGTCTGGTACCAAGTTAGTTGACGGCGCTCCTGTGAAGAATGGTTGAGCTGGAAGGTATGGTGAATTGAACCGAAGAACGCTTGTCACCGATCACTCCCTTGTCAGGAATGTCGGATACGCTCTTGCTAACCGCGCTGCCTCCGCAATGATTCTGTCCTTACGCAATGCCTTAAGGTTGGAAACAGAGTTAGTGATTGCGCCAGACACCACCTCTTCCGCTCGACGTGTATCACCCTGAGACTCGACAAAGTTGCGTTTAATTTCTCTTGGTGCCATCAACCTGATCTGTGCGCCAATAGTAACGATGTCCGTAATGCTGTCTTGTATTCCACAAGTTGTGTTGATATCCGTTGCTTCTGTCGGAGCGGTTGTGTATGGGGCCTTGTATACAACACGAAGACGACCAGGCATAACAGCCTGATCAAACCGAAGGGCAAAGCCAGAAGCAAAGTCATCTGTTGGTAGATCGCGAACAATCTTTACCTTGCGAGCAATCGGGTAATCATCCGTCAGATACCGGACCGACACATTCAAGATGTCAATAACAGATGTTGCACCGGTTAGGTTGATCATCTTGTCTGAGCCGTTATAGGTAATGTTCAGCGTCTCGATCTTAAACAAACCGTTCGACGGAGAAGACAGATCGGTTATCTCGTTGTTGATTTCCTCAAGGACCTGTGCTCGAGGGAATCGTGGGTTAACCGTAACGATGGCACCAGATGTGTGGGCTGCTGCAGTCGTGCCATTAAATCCACGTTGAACCGTCAGCGTGCGTGTAGCAGAATCAGATACCCATATGTACATGAGCTCTGAATCGATCTCGCAAACCTGCCCAGCACGAAGACCCTCAACAGAGTAATCAACTACGACACTGGTAGTGGAACTGTTAAGGGTGGTGGTTAGACGGTTGCGCGCCTCCACCGTTCCGGATAGAAGTTGTCGCAGCGTCTTGTCAATGACGGTTGCTGCTGTGGTCATTTACTTTTTCTTCTTGTCCTTGGCCTTCATCATTGGCTTGCCAGTCTTCTTGGCTTCTTTCTTTGCCATGGCTACGCCCTTTGGGGTGTAAGCAAATTCTTTCTTTCCTACTTTTGGCACTGTCGCTCCTAACTAGTTGTTGTGAAATCTTACCATTTGACTTTGTCTGCCCAGTAAGCTGCAGACATTTTGCCCTTGGCAATGTTCTGAGCATGCCGTGCCTTAAAGGATTCCCTACGCTTCCGGTATGCGTCAGACTCTCCAGCTTTCTTGGGAGACCCCTGAACTCCTTGCTGACCAAAGCGGATCAACTTAACTTGGGCACCAGACTTAGCAAGGACGGCGTGGGACTTTTTTGCTCCAGGTGTTCGCTTAGGTTTGTTATAACCAGCAAACTTCTCCCCTCTGTACTCGATCATAAACCTATTCCTGTTTCAACCTGCCACTTATGCTCTGCTTTTTTCTCAACCTCTGCAGCACCATCGATGCGCTTTGGTTGCAGACCTTCTTTGCGCATACGCTTATAGGCCGGCATGTCTTTCTGCCAGTTACGCTCGACCTTGTTGGTTGCCTCTACCTGAGAACCTCTGCTGGTTGTACTGTTCGCGCCCATGCGTACACCAGATACGCGACAAGCAAAGCACCCCTCAACATCCAGTCCCGGATGGACATTCCTGTGGATCATGTTATGTAAGCTCCGTATCCTGCAGCAGTCAGTTCTGCTACCTCAGTGTCGTCAAGGAATATATTATGCGCACCAAGGTATGTCCTGACAGCACCACTTCTTGGGTCGTTAATACTGTAGGTACCATCAGACAATCTGTAAAGGTTCTCTGCTCGGATTGGCAAAGTGATGTGGGCCATCAATCTTTCCTTTGGACTGTAGTCGTACTTCTGAGCAAAGGTATAGGTGGTTGTTTGCGGCACTCGGAAGATGCGGGACTTAGACCAAAGCACCTGACCACTTGTTGCACCGACACCAGATCCAGTTGCGGTTCTTGGAAGAAGCTCGCGTGAAACGGAAGAAGCTGTTCCAGTTCCAGAAGCGGTAGCAAATCTGATGTTTACTATGCGTCGTACTGCAACTGCAGAGCCGACAGCAGAACCAGTAGCAGCCCTACGGTTCTTGATAAGTCGTACTGCGCTGGATGTTCCAGCTCCAGATCCTGTTGCTGCACGCAGGCGCTTGCGTTTGAAAGTTACAGACGATGCACCAACACCAGACCCAGAGGCCTGCCTCTTGACGAACAAGAATGGGTCAGCCTCACTGGAGGAAGTTGCAGATCCAGTTGCAGACCTAAAGAGAATTTCTTTATCGGTGCTTGTTGAGTCACCAGCAGATCCAGATCCAGTTGCGGATCTTAGGTTCTTGACCAGACGCGTAGCAGATTGTGTTCCGGTTCCGGCACCAGTAGCGGTTCGGAGATATATTGCTGGGCCTATGTAGTAGCGACCACCACTTAGGTACGGGAATGAGTAGTCGGTTAGACGGCCAAGACGAAGCTGGATCGGACCGGAAATTACAATTGTGAAATTGCCAACAGCAGAACTAGAGGCAGTTCGCAGGACTAGTCGAACCTTGGAAACCGAAGATGTTCCGGTTCCAGAACCGGTAGCCATTCTTGCCCTAGTTGAAATTCCAGTTGAGGTTGATGCACCAGTTCCGGATCCCGTTGCCGCTCGCTGCTTGAGAGGAGCTCCAACGTAAAAGCGACCACCGTTCAGATAAGGGAACGAGAAGTCGGTGAGCCCACCAAGCCTGAACTGTATTGGTCCAGAAATTACAATCGTGAAATTACCAACAGCCGAACCAGTAGCGTTCCTAGGAACAGTCCTAAGTCTGGTTGCTGACGAGGAACCAACACCAGAACTAGTACCGGACTTCGCCGCAATCTTTAATGTTGTGGCAGACGATGAACCAACACCAGATGCAGAACCTGTGTGTTGATGTATGGGTGCACCAGAGTAAAGCCCAGGACTGGGCCGGTATGGTGTTGAATATTTAGTTAGCGTGCTTTGAATAGCAGCCATAGGGGCCTGCCCTATCTACTAGTCAAGCGACAGCGTAAGCGAGGTGATTTGGAAAGTGTCGCCAGCGGTTACAGCAGCAGATGCGGAAAGTGCACCCTTCCACAGTGCGTTGCCTGCAGTTGAAGCATCCCACATTGACCAGTGTGTGTAGGTCTCGGTGGTAGAAACGTTTGTCCACTCAACAGTTGCATTCGTTGCAATTGCACCAGAAGCTGCAGCAGCCCAAGTTGCTACCTTGCGTGTGGTTTCTGTTGCGGCGTTGTTTGTTGCATCCTCGCCTGGATCGCCAGTGTGCAACTTAAGATAAACGTTGCTCGGAATAGTGAAAGCGGCACGACCAGTTACATGATCGAGGAGCTTAATTTCTGCGTAGTTGGAGATTGACATAAAAACCTTTCTTGTTATTTACACTATAGCAAAGCCCCCTCACCCGGCTTTCTAACCAGGTGAGAGGGCCAAGCAAGTTTACTTATGCTGCGTTAGCACCAATTGAAGATGCCGACTCGATGCGACGCAATGAAGCCTCGCGGAAGCGGCCGTAGCCACCGAGCCAGTACCAACCCATTGGCTGCAAGCGCATCAAGATGTCGGTCACGTTGCCGCGAACGATCTTTGGCATTGCACCGTTTCCGTCTTGTGCGCTGAACGCCTTGGCAAGAGCCTGACGGCCCATGATCAAGGTTGCGTACGAGTCGCCCGTTCCGGCAGCACCGGCACCGTTGAACGCGTTGGTGAATACCTTGGCGCGTGGTGTCTCGATGAAACGGACGGATTCGAACAAGCCGATTTCGCCGTTGTAGATGCCTTCTGGGTTTACGTAGTTAGCTGGTGTGCGCCACGAGGCCACGTCCACTGCCGAACGGAAGTCGTAAGACACGTCTGGGTGGATGAAGCCGATGTACGAACCGTTGAAGGTTGCAACGTTGGCACCACGCAAAGCAGCTACCTGCTTGCGGATGTCGTTTGCTACCAACAGGTCGTCAACAGCCATGGTTACACGGCTTGATGGTGCCGAAGCGCCACCCGTTGCGTAAGCCACGTTGCTACCTGCAGCAAGAACTTCGCGGACGATCTGGTCCAACGAGTCACCGGCGTTGTAACCGATGATGTTTGCTGCTGCCGAGTCAACGTCCAAGAACGCTGTTCCACGCAACTTGGCGGTGGTGACAACTGCGTTACCGTACTCGTTAAGAGTTACAGTTACTTGGCTGTCCGACAATGCCGTTGGGGTTACGTCGGTTGTTTCGCTCAACGTGCTGGTCGCTGCTGCGATGTCGTTGAAGATTGTGAATGTGACACCCGTGCCAGGCATTGCCTGTGCTACTGGTTGTACGTCAGCTGCCTGATCGAACAGCATTTCTGAACGCAACGCGAAATACGCGAGACGGTCAAACGCTACCTGATCAACAGACAGAGACGAGGTTGTTGTTTCTCCTGCCATGATTTTTTGTCCTTAAGTTAGATGATGTTTGATTGATTAGCTCTTGCTTGAGCCAGCAATTCCATCACTTCAGACTCGGACTTGGCGTTAGCCATCCTTGCGGCGTAGTCGACCACCGGTTCTGCGATGTCTCCAGACCTTGCGGCATTACCCATTCGGTTCCACGCCTGTTGTTCTTGCGGGGCCATCTGGGGTGCTTTAGGTTGTGTGAGATTTGCTTCTGCGGCTGCAGCTCGAATCGCGTCAGCTGACATATCACCGTCGTAGGCTTTGATGAAGTACTTACTCATCGGAGATGCTAGGTCAATACCTGCCTCTACGAAAGCAATCTTCTTCTTGGCCTCTTCAGCTTCTGCTTTCAACTGTCGAAGTTCTTTATTCTCGGCTTCTAGTTTTCTCATGTGTGATCGAACTGGATCCCGATGTTGCTGCTCTTGGTCTTGAACGTCGTCCTCATTGAAGTCTTGTTCTTGCATGACCCACTCCTCCGCCCACGTTTGGCTGGAGGGTCCAAACGGCTGCATTACTCACCCCTATTTAGCACACCGAAGCCGGGGGGTTTCCGATGGTTGTTCCTACTGGAACTAGTTCAATAGTACACCACCGCTTGACAGTGTCAAGTATCTAAGCTTGTCCGATACCACTCTTGATTGCGCCACCAACTTGTGACTGTGCAAAGTTTGTGTCACCAGAGAAACCAGCGATGCGGTTCTTCTTCCTGTCTTCAAGAATCTTGCGAGCTTCCATGTCTGTACCCAACGCAGCACCAGCCAACTGATCTGCTGTTAGACCACGCTCCATGCCTTGAGTCCTGCGAAGTTCATTCATGTCCGCGATGGTGGTAAAGGCTTTCTCTTGCTCGGCCTGTGTCTTGCCTTGTGCCGCAGCACCCTCAGCAAAACCAACCGAGACATTGAGACCACCCAAGCGCTGGGCGTTGGCTGCAACCATAGCTGCCTGTGCCTGGCGCTTGTAGTCAGAAGCAACAAGGGATGGCCTTATTCGATCTGGATCAATGAAGTAGGCAGCAATGTCTCCGTCGCTCAGTCCGTACATCGTGCGCAGTTTCTCTGTCACATCAAGTGGGGCATCCTTGACTAGACGGTAAGCATCCTTGAGTCGGTTATTCAACTCAAACACCGAAACGTCGTTACCGATTAGTTTTTCAAAGTCTTCCCTTCTATCATAAAAACCTACAGGCAAAGAGTTGCTAGCAAGGACTTGCTTGTACTCCTCCTCCAGGTTGAGGTAGGTAGCAGGGGAAAGCTCTGGCAAATTATTTGCCTTGCGTACTTCGTTTGCCGCAAACCTTTTCTTGTAAGCATCTTCATTTTTGATCGCATAAACAAAAGAATCCGGATCATCAAGAGGGATCTCGCCCTTGGTGTACTTTGACCAGACCACATCGTACAAACTCTCCAGGCCATACCTTGCAAGACCAGACCTGAGAATTGCCGTGGCTCCTTCGGCTGGATCAAACTCGTTAGAGTCAACAACAGAACCGCTACCTGTAGCACCAGGCGCTACGATGCCAGGAGCAGCACCACCAACACCTGTCATGCCTTGTGCGGCCTGTCCCTTGACGATGTTAAGGGCCGCGATTACGTCGCCTTCTGCAAGCGATCCGTCTTTTGCTCCCTGATATATCTGATCAAGGTAGTCCTGGACTTGACCAGTAACCGTTCCACCAACTTGGTAATAAAGATCATCAATCGCTGCCATCAGATAACCTCACCGAATACTCGCGCCATAGTGTTCACCATTTTGACCGCATCACTCTTTGCCTGCTTTGTGTTTTCGTAACCGTACTTGGAGTCAGACTTGATCATGTCCTGCCACTCCCCAAGTGTAGGTGGTCGCTCAGTCATGCTTCCGAAAGCTGCACGGAACTTAGGATCCATAAAGTCAATTGAGTCTGGAGCAAGCTCCAAAGTGCGAGAAGCAATGTCCCTATATGGAGAAAAGATTTCAGCAAGGGTAAGTCCGGCATCCAACTGGGGAGCCAACTGGAAGTGAGCAGCCTTTGCAAGCTGCAAACCCTTTGCTTTAAAGGAGTCAAGAGTTGGGACGGATCCGTTGTACTGCTTTCCCTGGATGGCAGCAAGTATTTCTTTGTCGAGATCCGGCGGGTTGTAACCGTAAGCGCTAGCGACCTGCTTATACGAAGCAGCATCAACACTTGAGAGAAGATCCTTGTCACCACGTGGGCGAGATCCAGCAACGGTGTTGATGTAATAATCAAGAGCCGCACCAGAAAGGTTGCGTTTAGTTGCAGACTCAGCAATGGTATCTAGTTCTGACCCTGTGAGGTTTAGGTCGCCATACTTAGAAGTAATGGTCGCTCTGTTCTTTAATATCCTAGCTTCTTTTTCACCATCAGTAAGGGCATCAAAAGCCTTAGCATCATCTGCGGTCTTGTTGTAATACGGGGTGGCAAAA